TTAATCATTGTTGCCTGTTGTTTGTTGTTTTTCGTACCATTGGGCGAAAATAGCGATCCCTTCCGCCAGAGAAACCTGCGGCCGATAGCCGAAATCGCGTTCGAGTTTTGTCGTGTCGGCGTAGGTCGTGTATACATCTCCCTGTTGCATGGGCATCATTTGCAGTTGGGCGTTCTTGCCGAGGGCCTGTTCGAGCGTATGGATGAAATTCATCAGTTGAACGGGATGTCCGCATCCGATGTTATAGACTTCGGCCGGAATAGGACGGTCTTGTGTCGGGGCCGGGGCTTTGCCGATGACGCGGACCATCCCTTCGATGATGTCGTCGATATAGGTGAAGTCGCGTGAAAGATTGCCGTGATTGAATACTTTGATCGGTCGCCCCTCCCGGATGGCTCCGGCGAATAGCATGGGGGCCATATCGGGACGTCCCCAGGGGCCATATACCGTGAAAAACCGTAAACCGGTGGTCGGAATTCCGTACAATCCGGAATAGACGTGCGCCATCAGTTCGTTCGATTTTTTCGTGGCAGCATAGAGGGATACGGGGTTATCTACCCGGTCTTCCTCCGAAAAGGGTGTTTTCGTATTGCCGCCGTAAACCGAACTTGAGGAGGCGTAAACGAAATGCCGGACCGGATTGTGTCGCACGCACTCGAGCAGGTTGAGGAATCCCACGATGTTGCTGTCGATGTAGGCATAGGGGTTTTCGATCGAATAGCGTACGCCGGCCTGTGCCGCCAGATTGACGACGGCATCGAATTTTTCAGTTCCGAACAGGTTTTGCAGGGCCTGTCGGTCTTCGAGGTGCATTTGGATGAACCTGTAAGCGGGATAACGATCGCTCTGCACCGGTTGTCCTTTCGCAACGAGATTCCGGTGAATGCCTGCCGTTTCGAGCCGGGCGTATTTGAGCCGGACATCGTAATAGTCATTGATAGAATCTATGCCGACGACCTGATTGCCCGCTTCGAGCAATCGTTTGGATAGGTGGTAGCCGATGAATCCGGCAGAACCGGTCACTAATATTTTCATGGTTTTCGAATTTTTTACCGGCCTTACGATTTTCGGTTTTAGGCTGTATGTTCAAAAATCGACCTTCTATATTTTACGGTACAGGAGGCCGAAATTTCGAAAAAACGGATTGTGACTTCTCGTCGTTCGAAAGCTATTTGCCGATCGCCGCGTACTCGAATCCTTCGGCAATCACTTCGTCCTTGCTGTAAATGTTGCGCCCGTCCACCAATACCGGTTGTTTCATAACCCGTTTGATGACCGACCAGGAGGGAATTCGGAACTCCTTCCATTCGGTCAATACCGCCAGAGCGTCGGCGTCGATCACCACATCGTACATATCTTTGCAATAGACGACCCGGTCCCCGATTCGGCGGCGGCATTCGTCCATCGCTACCGGGTCATATACCTTCACGGAGGCTCCCGCTTCGAGCAGCTTTTCGATAACGACCAGAGCCGGTGCTTCGCGCATATCATCCGTTTCGGGCTTGAAGGCCAGGCCCCACAAGGCGATCGTCTTGCCCCGGAGTGTTCCGAGCTTATCTTGCAGTTTCTTGACTACGATCTCTTTCTGTCGTTCGTTGACCGCTTCGACCGCTTCGATCACTCCCATCGTATAGCCGTATTCGCGGGCGGTATGGGCCAGGGCTTTCACGTCTTTCGGGAAGCAGGAGCCGCCGTATCCGCATCCCGGATAGAGAAATTTCGAACCGATGCGGGTGTCTGCGCCGATACCTTTGCGCACCATGTCCACGTTGGCTCCGACCAGGTCGCACAGATTGGCGATGTCGTTCATGAAGGAGATGCGTGTGGCCAGCATGGCATTGGCTGCGTATTTGGTCATCTCGGCCGAGGGAATGTCCATGAAGTAGAGCCGGTAGTTGTTCATTTGGAACGGACGGTAAAGCCGTTCCATGACCTTTTTTGCCCGGTCGCTCTCTACGCCGACGACCACACGATCGGGCGACATGAAGTCCTTGATCGCTGCGCCTTCCTTGAGAAATTCGGGGTTCGAAGCCACTTCGAAATCGATTTGCTCGCCGCGTTTGGTCAGCTCTTCCTCGATGACGGCCTTGACTTTTTTTGCCGTACCTACCGGTACGGTGGACTTGGTGACCAGAATCGTGTATTTTTTGATGTTCCGGCCGAATGTCCGAGCTACTTCGAGTACGTATTGCAGGTCGGCCGAACCGTCTTCGTCCGGCGGCGTGCCTACGGCCGAGAAAACGACTTCGACGTTGTCGAGGCAGGTGGTCAGGTCCGTGGTGAAATGGAGCCGGCCCGCTTCGACGTTCCGTTTTACCAGGTCGTCCAGTCCCGGTTCATAGATAGGGATTTCACCGTTTAACAAGCACTTGATTTTTTCCGGGTTGATGTCCACGCAGGTAACATCGATTCCCATTTCGGCAAAACAGGCTCCCGATACGAGACCCACGTAGCCTGTGCCGACGATTGCTATATTCATTGATTTTGTTTTTTAGATTTATTGATGTTTGCAAAAGGGGGGTGTCTTGTGTGACAGAATTATGCACTGCCGGACTTACTACCGGTTTTTATACATGGATTCGTAGTATTTCTCGTATTCGCCCGAGGTGATATGGTCCATCCACTCCTGGTTTTCGAGGTACCAGCGCACGGTTTTTTCGATGCCCTCCTCGAATTGCAGCGAGGGTTCCCAGCCCAGCTCGTTTTTCAGTTTGCGCGAATCGATGGCATACCGTAGGTCGTGCCCCGCACGGTCGGTGACGTAGGTGATGAGCTTCTCGCTCTCGCCTTCGGGGTTGCCCAGCAGCCGATCGACGGTGCGGACGATGACTTTAATCAGGTCGATGTTCTTCCATTCGTTGAATCCGCCGATATTGTAGGTTTCGGCGATGCGGCCTTTGTGGAAGATCAGGTCGATGGCGCGGGCGTGGTCTTCGACGTAGAGCCAGTCGCGGACATTCTCGCCCTTGCCATAGACAGGCAGCGGCCGGCCGTGGCGGATGTTGTTGATGAACAGCGGGATCAGCTTTTCGGGAAATTGATAGGGCCCGTAGTTGTTCGAGCAGTTGGTTACGATCGTCGGCAGACCGTAGGTGTCGTGGTAGGCCCGCACGAAATGGTCGGACGAGGCTTTGGCCGCCGAATAGGGGGAGTGGGGATCGTAGCGGGTTTCCTCTGTGAAGAGCGTGCCGTCGAATTGCAGCGCACCATATACTTCGTCGGTCGAAATATGATAGAAGCGTTTCCCCTCCCAGTTGCCGTTCCATTGTTCCTTGGCTGCCTGCAACAGGGAAAGCGTGCCCATGACATTGGTGCGGGCGAAGATGAACGGATCCTTGATCGAACGATCGACGTGGCTTTCGGCGGCCAGGTGGATCACTCCGTCGATATCGTACTTGCAGAACACTTCGCGGATGGTGTCGTAGTCGCAGATGTCGGCCTTGACGAAGGTGTAGTTCGGAGCATTTTCGATGTCTCGCAGGTTGGCCAGATTGCCGGCATAGGTCAGTTTATCGAGATTGACGATCCGATAGTCGGGATATTTGTTTACGAAGAGCCGCACCACATGCGAGCCGATGAATCCGGCGCCGCCGGTAATGAGGATGTTGCGTTTCATGTATTTGCTTTTTCTGTTTTTATTTCTCGTTGTTCGGGATGATCCCGGCGGTTCGCTTCGGCTTACCGGAGGGTTGCCATACAGCGTACGAGCGAATCCCGCCAGTGGGGGATGTCGATTCCGAATGTCGTTTTGATTTTGGTCTTGTCGAGTACCGAAAAATTCGGTCGTTGCACCTTGGACGGAAATTCCGCAGAGTGGCAGGGACGGATCTTACAGGAGGTATGGCCTGCCAGCGCGGCGATTTCATGGGCGAAATCGTACCAGGAGCAGACTCCTTCGTTCGAGAAGTGGTAGAAGCCCTCCCGTCCGGCATAGTCGCCGGATTCGATGCGGTCGAAGATCACGCGGGCCAGGTCGGCGGCGCAGGTCGGAGTTCCCACCTGATCGAAAACGACCTGTAATTCCGGTTTGTCGGCCGTAAGCTGCAACATGGTTTTCAGGAAATTTCTGCCGTAGGGCGAATAGAGCCAGGCGGTGCGGAAAACCAGGTGTTTGCATCCCGAAGCCACGATCGCCTCTTCCCCTGCGAGTTTGGTTTTGCCGTACATGCCCAGCGGGGCGGTGGGATCCTCCTCCCGGAACGGAGTGTTTCCCACGCCGCCGAACACGTAGTCGGTCGAGATGTGAAACAGCGTGGCGTCGCACGCTTTGGCGGCTTCGGCCAGGTTCCGCACGGCTTCGTGGTTGATTCGGTCGGCCGTTTCGGCCTCCTCTTCCGCTTTATCTACATTGGTGTAGGCGGCACAATTGACGATCGCGTCGATCCGCTCGTTTTCGACGAACCGTCGTACGGTGTTCGCATCGGTGATGTCCAGGTCGGCGACGTCGGTAAAGAAATAGCGGTGCCGCGAAGCTGCGCCGAGCGTGCGCATTTCGCGGCCCAACTGTCCGTCGGCACCGGTTACGAGTATGTTATGCATAGTAGTCGATTCCATAGTCGAAAAGTTCGTCGGCATCTTTGAGGCGGGGATGTGCCCGGTCTTTGGGCGAGAGGATCGCCTCTTCTGCGGGGAGTTGCCAGTCGATCCCCAGGTCGGGGTCGTTCCAGGCAATCGCTCCTTCGGACTGGGGCGCGTAGAAGTTATCGCATTTGTATTGGAAGACGGCCTCGTCGCTCAATACGGAAAAACCGTGTGCGAATCCGCGCGGTACGAAGAGCTGGCGGTGATTCTCGGCGGTCAGTTCGACGGCGACGTGTTTGCCGAACGTGGGCGATCCGCGCCGTATATCGACGGCGACGTCCAGAACCCGACCCTGAACGACCCGCACCAGTTTGGATTGGGCTGCGGCCCCCTTTTGGAAATGGAGTCCGCGCAGTACGCCCCTGCGGGATTTGGATTCGTTGTCTTGCACGAAGCGTACGGGCCGGACGGCCTGGTCGAACTGTTGCTGGGAGTAGCTTTCGAAGAAATAGCCGCGGTCGTCGCCGAACACCTGCGGCTCGATGATAACCACGTCCTTGATTGCGGTGGCAATGACTTTCATTATTTTTGTTCGCGTTTTAATTCGTCGATTACTTTGAGCAGGTATTGTCCGTATTGGTTTTTAATCATCGGCTGTGCCAACGCCCGCATCTTCTCCTCCGAGATCCAGCCCATGCGGTAGGCGATGCCTTCCAGACAGGCGATCTTCAGCCCCTGGCGCTTTTCGATCACCTCGACGAAAATCGAGGCCTGGGCCAGCGAGTCGTGCGTGCCCGTATCGAGCCATGCGAAGCCGCGTCCGAGGGTCTGGACTTTCAGTTGGCTGTCTTGCAGAAAGACTTGATTTACAGTCGTGATTTCCAGTTCGCCTCGGGCCGAAGGTTTGATCTTTTTAGCCACATCGACCACTTTGTTGGGATAGAAGTAGAGTCCCACTACTGCATAGTTGGATTTGGGATTGGCCGGCTTTTCCTCGATCGAAAGGCAGTTGCCGTTTCCGTCGAATTCCGCCACGCCGTAACGCTCCGGATCATCGACCCAGTAGCCGAATACGGTGGCCTTGTCCTCCTCTTCGGCCGTGCGGACCGCTTCCCGGAGCATCGTCGAGAAACCCGAGCCGTGGAAGATGTTGTCGCCCAGAACCAGACAGGCGGAATCGCTGCCGATGAACTTCTCGCCGATCAGGAACGCCTGGGCCAGTCCGTCGGGCGAAGGCTGTTCGGCATATTCGAACCGTACGCCGTAATCCGATCCGTCGCCCAACAGACGCCGGAAAGCCGGAAGGTCAGCCGGCGTGGAAATGATGAGAATATCGCGTATTCCGGCCAGCATCAGGACGGAGATGGGGTAGTAAACCATCGGTTTGTCGTAGATCGGGAGCAGTTGTTTGCTAACACCCTTGGTGATCGGGTATAAACGGGTGCCGGAGCCTCCGGCCAGTACGATTCCTTTCATGGTTATTGAGGATAGTGATGATTTATGTTTTATGCGGGCTGCACTTTGTCGAAGCGTTCGAATTCGGAGTTTTTCGATTTGAATTCCGGGACGATCTTTTTCATCAGGCAGACCGTATCCGGGACGTTTACCATTCTTGCGAATTGCTCGAGCTGCCCGGTCGCAGCGCAGGCTTCGGCGTAGTCGTATTCGCGCACTTTGGCGATACGGATCCGGTCGTGTGTCGTGGGGATCGTATTTTCGGTGTTCGAGAGTACCTCCTCATACAGTTTTTCACCCGGACGCAATCCCGTGTATTCGATCTTGATCTCTTCGCCGGGTTCGTATCCGGCCAGTTCGATCATGCGTTTGGCCAGGTCGGCGATTTTCACCGATTTACCCATATCGAAAACGCAGATCTGATTGCCTGTGGAGATCGTTGCGGCCTCCATGACCAACTGGCAGGCCTCGGGAATGGTCATGAAGAAACGGGTGATGTCCGGATGGGTGACCGTTACCGGTCCGCCCTTGGCGATCTGCTCGCGGAAACGCGGAATTACCGAGCCGTTCGAGCCGAGGACGTTTCCGAAACGGGTGGTTACGAACTTCGTGGCCCCCTCGATCGTACCCTGTTCGATGGCCAGCCCGAGCGACTGTACGTAAATTTCGGCCAGGCGTTTGGTACAGCCCATGATATTGGTGGGATTCACGGCTTTGTCGGTCGAGATCATCACCATCTTTTCGACGTTGTATTCCAGGCATTTCAGAGCGACGTTGCGTGTGCCGATGACATTGACCAGCACCGCTTCGCAGGGATTTTCCTCCATCAGGGGGACGTGTTTGTAAGCGGCGGCGTGGAATACGACCTGGGGATGGAACGTGCGGAAGGCGAAATCCAGGCGGTTGGGCAGCCGGATGTCGCCGATCACGGGGACGAATTCCAGCTTCGGGAAGCGCTCTTCGAGTTCGAGCCGCAGGTTGTGCATCGGGGTTTCTGCATTGTCGAACAGGATCAATTTCTCGATTCCGAACGATGCCAGTTGGCGGCACAGTTCCGAGCCGATCGAACCGGCGGCTCCGGTGACCATGACGGTTTTTTCCCGGAAATTGGCGATGATTTCGTCCAGTGAGATCTTGATTTCGGGGCGGCCCAGCAGGTCTTCGATCTTGATTTCGCGGATAGACTGCCGCATGATCTTGCCGTCGATGACTTCGTCGATAGGCGGTGCGATCAGGATTTTCAGATTGCTTTCGACGCAGTAGCGGATCAGGCGCTCCTGCTCGGCCTGTGCCTCTTCGTTGGTGGGGAACAGCACGGCATCGATGTCGTACCGTTGCCGGAGGTATCGAATGCTGTATTCATTTTCGAAATAATAGACCGGACACTCCGCGATGGTGTGGTTTTTCATTCTCCGGCCGAAAGTCAGGAACCCTACGACCTTGTAATGCGGAGAACTTTGCAAGCGGGTGACCAGCGATACCGATTTTTCGCTTAATCCGTAAACCAACACCAACTGGTGCTGTTTGCGGGATTTCAGGTTGTTTTTGACCAGGTCGTACACGATAATCATCGCTACCCGGATCAGGATCAGGCCGCAAAGGGTCAGCAGCAGATCGAACAGCAGCAGAGCCAGCATATGCATACCGAACAGCGGTGTAGGCGGGTAGAGCAGAATGGTCAGTCCCAACAGGAGTTCCTTGCCGATGACCGCCACGACGAATTTTGCGATTTCCCGCAACGTGGAGTGGCGGATGACCGACCGATAGGTCTTGAGCAGGAAAAAGGTGATGAACGAATATACGACCGCGCAGCCAATCCATAACAGGGCGAATTTCGAAATGTTGGAGAGGGGAGGAAGCAGCAATCTCACCAACACCAGTGCGCATAGCGAAGCTACCCCCGATACGACCAGGTCGATGGCAAGGATCAATCTGGAGTTCAGATAGCGTTCCAAGTGCAATTTTTCTATCAGACGGTACATGGTTCGTTAGAATAAATATTTTGCAAAGGACTGATTGTTCGTCAGCTCTTGTCGTGTATGTTGTAATCTGTCGATTTTCGAAGCGGGCCGTATTCGGAACGGAACAGGGCGTCGGGTTTAAGACCCGCAGGACCGCTGTCCCGTTTTCCGACAATTACCGTGCAACTTTCATTGTTCGAGGCGCGAAGGTCAGTTTTCGGGCATTTTTTCCAGGAAACGTCCCGGGATGTAGGTCGTCGCTACGGCGATGATGCCTTCCAGAGCGACGACCAGGCGGCGGTTGCCCCGGATCCGCTTGATGTACCCCTCGGCTCCCTTGAACGGGCCGCCCGTGACCCGGACCTTGTCGCCGGAACGGTAGTCGATCGCTTCGTCGCTGAAATATTCCAGGTCGGAAGTGTCGGCGGAAGTGATCTGCATGAACAGCTCCATTTCCCGGTCCGGAATGACTGCCGGTTTTTTCGTTTCCCGGTCGAAGTAGGCCATGAACGGACAACTCGCTTTCATCCGGTCCTGCAATTCGAGCAGATAGTGTTCGCTTTGGCGGATGAACATCAGGGACGAAACGGCCGGTTTGCGTTTCCGTATCTTTTTGTCCCCGGCGACGGTGTCTTCGTGGAGCAGGGGAATATAACTCCGCACTCCTTCCTGCGAGAGCTGTTTTTCGAGTTCGAATACCCGGTTATAAAATACTTTCAGTGCATACCAGCACTCTTCGCCGTTTTTGTCTGACATAATTTGGAGGCGGTGTTAGGTCCCGCCGAATGTCCCGAAATCGTAATTGCATCGCTCCGGGGGCGCCCTTCGTCTGTCGATCTTGTTTGCAGGTCCGATTCCTTTTCTCCTGCGGCCGTAGGCAGGTGCGCCGGTTTTGCCGAATCCGACCGTAAAACTCTTTTGCAGATCTTTCGAGGTCGGAAGAGGATTCAGTGGCGTATCGATTCGCTGCCCTGTGTCTGTTTTCTCGGAGGAGCGGTGTGCTAAAAGTATGTACCGTATTTGTGAAAAGGGCATACTCCACAATCCCCCGCGGTTTTTGTGTGATTTCCACCGCGCAGCAACTAAAGGTTGGCCGCAGAACGAATCGTGTGCGATTCTGTTTTCGGCACCCGGGATCTCTGTTTCTGACCCAGAAACGACACCGAACCTCTGGAAACAGAAGCCTGTCTTGCCTGGCAGGTCATTTCCGATTACAAAAGTAGAGTTTATTCGCGTAATAACCAAACAAAAAAGCGCAATTCCCCCCCCCGGAAAAAAGTCTATATTTCAAGCTTTTACGACTGAAAAACGCATTTGTTGTGTCTTAATATGCAATCCAATGGGTTTTTTGTTCTATTGGCTTCTGCCTCCGCTATTTCGCCTGACAAGCCTGGTTTTGGAACGGTCTGTGTAATTATCCGATCTGGTTTGTTGAGGTTATCCCTCTGTTTTTCGGTTGAATAGCCTGCGTTTGTATTGGAAACCCTATTTCCCGATTTTATCGGAAGGTAGCGAAAGTATCTTCGAATAGAGGATCCGGGCGCAGGCAATCCGCTATGGCCGGGAGATGAATGACAACGATCGGATTTGATTTTTTTCCGTTGGCGTGCGTGGGCTTTTTGCACCGATTGAGAAGATAACTTTACGTCGTTGTTCGAATAAAAAAATAGGGTCGGAGTAAACTCAATCCTGTTTTATCGTTTTCCCGGTCCATCCGGGTATCTTTTGTTCTGCGGAGAGAAGGGGATTGACTTCGTGTTACCACGTGCCGCTCGTCCTTCCCATAATGGAAGAGTCCCTGCAAAGTCGATGAATAAACGGAATCCGCTCTTTACACGGATACTTTTTCACTTTTCCGGAGTGCGGGAACTCGCTTGCAGACGCTCTGGAAAAATAAAAAGGTTACGCATCTGTCGTAACCTTTTTTATTTGTAAAATCTTAATTTGCGGAGAGTGGGGGATTCGAACCCCCGGTACAGTAATCCCGTACGTCAGTTTAGCAAACCGGAGAACTGAAAAATTTTCTACAAATAATTCTTGCGATTTTTTGTGTCTGTTCTCGTGTTTGTATCTTACACTGCAAAAGTAAGTTATAAATTTATATTATGCAAATAATATGATAGAGAAAATTATGTATCTATATAGAAAATATCGGGATGAAATTATTTTTGGAAAACTATTAGAAAACCTTTTGGATATGAAAAAACCACCAAAAAAATCGGTGGTTTTCATTTTGCGGAGAGGACGAGATTCGAACTCGTGGTGCGAGTTACCCCGCACGCCGGTTTAGCAAACCGGTGGTATAAGCCACTCACCCACCTCTCCGGGCCTGCTTATACCCCATAATCGGGAAGCGGGAACAAAAGTAAGGCAAAAATGCCAAAATACCAAATATTGCGGGCAAGAATTTTTTTAGATGAGTAGAATCGGAGTGATCTCAAAAATAAATAAAAACCAAGAGGGTGTAGCAAACAGTTCTAACCAATGACAGTACCGCCTTTCGGGGTTCCAGTTTTTACCAATGACAGATGGCTCAGCATCCAGTCTTAACCGATACATTTGCGCTCCCTCTTGGAGACCTATTTTGTGATGCGACTTCTTCTTTCAGGGCTTTTCATCAAATAGTAAACTTTGTTGAGACCGTATTTACGGACGATTATCACTCGTTGAGGCAGAATTGGTCCTAATAATGTTCGTTGTAAATGCGGCGGCTCGGTCTCGGACCGACAAAAACACAATCCGAGGTTTACCGAGGCGTAAAAATCGCTTGCCGTAGTTCGAGACATATCCAATGATACTCTGCGACGAATGGTACTTATTTTAAGGAAACCGTCTTTAACTTGTGTCCCTTGTAGCGTGTCGATCGGAAGAACCGTATATATTTTTGGCGTCTGATATTGTATTTGATACATATAAATAAAACGTCTGGCAATCGTTTCCAGATCATACGGAAACTTGATCCATTCTCCGTGATATTCCGAAATTAAGTCGGCGACAGCCACTGGTACTGTGTCGTTCCATGTCCAACGTGGGTGGTCATTGAATTTTTCGGTAAATACGGTTTTCTGCGGATACCGTTCTTGTGAAGAAAGTTTATAGGACGGGTTTCCCACGATATGCCAACCTATTTGTTTTTTTGTGGGCTTTTGCATGATTATTTTATGTGAACGGGAATTACACCTTGCCAGCCCGATATATAAGTTGGGTAAGATTCGATTGAAATGTTCGAGACTGCATAACGGACGGAAATAAATGTCGCCGTTCATTATTGCCGCTGTCTCGTTCGTAAAATGTGTGCTTTTATCCTGTCGTTTGTAACTTATTTTCACGATCAGTCCGGGCAATATTCCGTTATCGGGCGATTCTCCCGATACCGTCGATGCCGGGACATAGAGTTTGTGCGTAGCAGGGTCTTTCTTTACCTCAACGGTATATTCTACGGTTTTGCTTGCGGCCTTTATGCCTCCGAGTGCGGTTTCCGATGCTGCGGGCAGCGAATATTGGGCCGGAATATCGGGTTTGTTATTGAGGTCGTTGTAGTCGTTGCTGGTTGCTACGGCTCCGAGTTTTGGAATTTGGGGATAGTCTGGCACGTATAATTTGTGTGTTGGGGTCTATGCGTACTTCGACGCTATATCCGTTAGTTTTCCCCTCGGCTTTTATCCCGCCCAGCTCTGTGGCCGATGCCGGAAGAATCTCTTTCGAGCAATATTCCAGACTGTTCCACCTCGTTACGCCGTCGCCAAATTTCATACGCCGTGTATCGAGTTCTATGCCGAGTTCTCCTTCTCGTAATATGGGATTGACTTCTGCCCAGCGAGCCGCTGTCGCCCGCCTGTGTTGAAATCGGGTGTGTATGGTTATCAGTTCATTCATCATGCGTTTCCTCCATCCATTACAAAGGTGTTTGCGGTGTCTTGCAAGTAATTGGTTACTCGCTCATTCGTATAGTAAAGATTTTTTTTGCCCTCGTTCACATTGTCGGTCGTAAGTGTTTGCTGAGGGATCAGTGCCTCGTTGAGCTTTCCGCCCTCCCCGATTACGGGTATTTGTCCTGCTTCGGTGCCCGTGTTGCACGCGGCCGCCGTTCCTGCGTCTTTGATTTTAGATAAAGACAGCTCAGGGATGTCCTGTTCTTCGAGTGGTTTCAGCGATGTTTCGATAGATATGTCCTTACTACCGTCGAAGGTCGTGTTTCCCGTGATGGCTCCTGCCAATGTAACAGCTCGGGCCGTTTTGAGCTTGTCGGCTGAGAGTGCCTTATCGACATATCCGGTCTTGGCACCGGCTTCGCTTTCCTTTGCAAAATCCTTTGCCAGCATCGCCCCTTTTGCTGCGAGTGCCTCGGCCGTGATGAGTTGGAGCCACTCGCGGTTGTCGCTCTCCCGTTGGATCAATATGTAGATTTCGGGAGAGGATGCAGAAAGGTCGATCCAAAATGTCCCCTCCTCGTAGGTATGTTGGCTTCCATCCGAAGGCGCCGTGCTCTGAATGATAACGGATTGTCCGCCGAATTTGGGGAGGTCGTTCCATTTCGTCGAGCCATCGCCGAATTTGAGGCAGAGTTTGTCTGTACAATATCCGGCTTCGCCTTTCAGCAGCACGGGATTTGCCGATACCCAATTCGCGTCGGTATCGTTGCGGACGATGATTTTGCTTTTTACCGTTATCGTGGCCATGTAGTTTAGAATTGTGCGTTTCCGCCGTCGATTATTTTGATGTCGTTGTAGTCGGGGCTGACCGTGCGATAGTTTTGTGCCGGCGCGTCCCAGCGATAAAACCGGTTCGTTGTTTCATCCAGATAGAGCATGTCGTTATTCCCCTGTTTCGGGAAGGCGGCCAGCGATGCGTAACTGCGGAATGCGACGGCCGGTACTCCGGTATTTCGGTCTCCGATCCACCAATTTCCATCCTTGCCGATTTCCGGCGTCAATCCGTCCGTTCCGTCTGTTCCATCTTCACCGTCTTTTCCGTCGATGCCTATGCGGTTTGCGAAGTCGAAATAAAGTCGGTGAGAAAGAACCGAGCCGTCGGTTACGGACAAATCGCCTTGTTGCAATATGCAGAGTAGTTTCATAGTCTTGCTTTGACAAGTGGAACCGTGCGCCGTTCGGCTTTCATTACCGTATCGGTCTGCGTATCCTGCAATTCGACGGTAAGGACAATTTCGCCTTCCTCCATTTCCTCGGTCGCCGAGGCCGGAATATTTACGAAGTAGCGAGCGCTGTCGCGTCGCTCGATTTTCAGTTCGTATTCCGCAGCGGTTCCGGCAATCGCCTTCGGGCCGTGTTTGGAGGTCGATAACAACAGCACGATGCGGTAACGGTCGAGGTTGTCGAGCCACGCGGAGGGAATCGTGTCGGGCAATTCCTCCGGTAATTCCACGTCGTCCCTCAACGCGGTAATCAGCATGGCGAAGCTCGTTCCTGCAATGATCGTATGGGCACGGCAACTCTCCATAACTATAATCTTCGTCGCACGATGATACCGATAATCGCTCCGGCCAGCAGTCCCCATGCGATTTTTCCCGATATATTCCAGAACCGCTGCCACCATGTGAGGGGCATCGGTACGGGTACCTCGATCCGCTCTTGTTCCTGCCGGACGATCGTACTCGTCGCCGTTGTGTCCGTAATCTCGACGGGGACGATTTCGGACTTCTCTTGCGGCTTATTCCGTAAGTCGTGATATAATTTCCCGTCGGGACGTATGAAGGCATCGGAGGCGGCATATTTCGTTTCGAGGTGCGATGTGTCGGATGGCTCGGCTATTACGCTCGTTTGCTGATCGGGAATATGTACGATGACCGGAACATATTTTATTTGCGTTCGAATCCGGATTTTCTCGTCTATCCGCACGCTATCGGTCTGGCGGCTTTGCACCAATACCCTGCTGGGTGAACAACTTACCATGCAGAGCGACAGAACGGAGGCTATGAGTAAGGCGCGTTTCATGATGCATCAGAGTTTTCCGTAATATTTGACGAACGCGAACCAACGGCGCGAGGACAGGTAGTTGGCCTCGGCTTCGTGCGCGTATGCCTCCATCTCAAAGGCGGAAGCGTGGTAGGCTGCGTCGTTCCATCGGTCGCGTGCATCGCCTTGGAGAATGTGATAGACGTAAGAAATCAGCCATTCGACCCCATACAACAGGTAGAAGGTCGTCGGCACGAACAACAGCCACCATGCGGATACATGGCCGCCCAGCAACGCGGCTCCTACATGGAGGAGAAACCACAATACGACGCTGGCGGCGAGACATTCCCAATATTGCCGGACATGAATCCCCTCATGCCGTTTCACTTTTTCAGACAATGCGGTGTACTCGGTCAGCACGACGCCGAAGAACATGCAGGTTTTGAACGAGCCGAACAACAGGCTCTTTGCGAGTTTGGAATCGTAATAGATTTTCATAGCGACAGGTTATTTGTTTCGGTGATATTCGATACAGCGAAGCAGCGCCGAAACGTGCATGTCGGCTACACGTTTGCGGCCCTCCTCCGAGAGAATCAGCCGGCAATCGGCCTCCGTGTCCATAAAGAAATTCTCGGTGATAATGGCCGGGCAGGTCGTATGTCGGAGCAGATAAAAATGCGCCTCTTTGTCCGGGTCGCCGTCCGTCGTGTCCATACGCATCCTCTGTTCGGGAAATGCACGGGCGGCTTCTTCGTAAAAGATCGTCGCATAGTTATCCGCTTCCGTTTCTCCGACGGATGTCCACGCTTCCCATCCCGTGCCGCCTCCGGCGTTGACATGAATCGAGACGAGCAGACAATTTTCCGGGCCGACCTGTGCGGCGATCTCGTTCACACGGCGGGTGCGTTCCGCCAGCGGAATATCGTCGATTTCGGGAACGACCGGCACGCTGTCGGTCCCGCGTGCGGTCAGCGCCTCATGCATTCGTCGGGCGATGTCCCTGTTAAATTCGTATTCGAAGAGTTGTTTCCCGTCGGGCCATACGGGAGAGCGTTTTCCGGCCGTGGCGCGGCCATGCCCGTTGTCGATCAAGATTTTCATTTCGTATCGTTATTTTTAGGTTGTTGCCGGCTGGCGTTATTTTTCACCTCATTGTATTGGAGCAATAGTTCGGTTATCTTTTTAGGGTCTTTGGCTTTGGCCAACAACTCTACGATAGTTGTCATCTCCACCGCCGAGGATTTTATCGCTTTGAGATTTTCGCGGACGGAACGATACTCGGTATAGACGACACCCACGGCCGCCACGCCGGAGGCATACGGAAGCGAATAGATGCCGAACAGAATAGCCAGCAGGTCGAATAACATGAGCATTCCCGTTACTTTCCCGTAGTCGCCGAATTTCGAGAACGAACGTCTGAAACCATGACTGTCTCTGGGTATTTTCAATACTTTTGCTTTACGGATACCGGTCGTAAAGTCGATTATCACGGCGCCGATCATCGCACACCAAACGACTGCTTCGAGCAGGAGCGCCCGATGAAATGCACGGCTTTCTATACCGGTCAGATCGACGATGTATCGCAATATTTCGTGATTTTCCATTTGATGTGGTTTTATGAAAATAAATTGCCTTGTTTCAGCCGTTTCCGGCAAATGTCGATGTAGTCGGGATTCAGCTCGAATCCGATGTATTTTCTTCCTAATCGTCGTGCTACGACGGCCGTCGTGCCGCTACCCATGAAAGGGTCGAGGACGATTCCGCTTTCGGGACATCCGGCTTTAATTGGAATTTCGACCAATCGCATTGGATACATGGCATAATGCGCCTCTTTACTCGGTTCATACGGGATGCGCCATACACATCGCATATTCCGTCCGTGAGGATTTATGTCGATTTTTCCTTTGGGCCGTCCGCTGATTCTCCGGTATTCTATTCCTTTTCCACTCAGATTATGGGGCCTCTGATAACGGATGAACGTTGCAGGGGCATAAGGTTCGAATTGCTGTTGAAAGTAATAACGGCAGTTTTTGGTAAAGAAAAATATCTTTTCAAAATCTACCGTAAAGCGGTCGTGGACGCTTGACGGTATGCAGGCCGGTTTATGCCAAATGATTTCATTGCGCAGAATCCACTCGCGGAAGATCATTTCATCGGCAAACTTATTCGGAATATTGCACAATGATTTACGGAGGATACGAAGGCGTGCTGTATCGACCTGTTGATTATTTAGGCATGAATTGTTTTTTGAATGTTCGTGCCATTCGATCTTTTGCGGTCGGTTGTATTTAGGCGGATTGCTGTATGTGTCTCCCAAATTTACCCACAATGAACCGGAGGATTTCAATACTCGACGGCACTCGTCGAAGATGTGGCACAAATGCGCTATGTAACTATCGCGTGTAGGTTCCAAACCCAACTGTCCGAACCAACCGTCCGGCCACTCGATTCCGCCGATGCCGTAGTCTCGCATCTGCCAATAGGGAGGCGACGTAACGATGCAGTCCACCGATTCATCGGGAAGCGATTTCAGGCCGTTCAAAGCATCCGTTAGGTGAATAGTATTTAATTCCATTGCATTGATATTGACTTGTTAAACCAGGCCTGCGTCGATGATTTGTATTTCTCCGTGCTGCGAATATTCTTCGGGGCACGGAGATACCCGATGGGCGCGTCGTAATACGGGACGGTAAAACCGGAACAGGTAGGACGACAGCGTGGCGACGGCTGCGGTGAGTTTTTGTGTATAGGCAGTCCACAGATCATTGGCGCGAATCGACAAATACCATTCGGCGAGTATATAGTAGCGCAATATTTCGGTGGCGCTCCGTTCGACGCCTTGCAGCTCTGCGTGGCTGTAAAATTCATCTTCGTCGCGGCTTACGCGGGCTGCGAACGTAAGGCCGCATGCGTCGCCCTCGGTCGTTATCGGCTGGCAGTCCGGTACAATGCGTCGGAAATGATGCAACAGGGCGAGCAACGCTTGCGCGATGTGCTCGTCGAAGAAGGGGCGCTCGTCGATCGTCATGGCGTATCGGTCGAACATATCTTGCCCTGTCTCGTTTTCTAACATGCGGGCGTTGTAGGCCGTCTCCGTACTCGTAGCACGGAAAAGGTTGGATTTGAGCCATGACAGCCGGAAGAGTTTGTTTTCGCGCGTAATCATAATATGCGGTAAGGTCTTTCGGTATGGGTACTGCGTATCTGGTCGCGCAGCCTTTCTACTGTGGTTTCGTATAAGGAGCGGTAAAGTTGGAACAGCGGAATGTCCCGCCCGCCGTACCACCAGCAGAGCATCCCGTATTTCAGCGCGTCTTTTACCTCAACTGCGATACTCTCCGGTGGTATGCCGGGGTCGAGGTACATCCGATATTGCAACAGGTCGGGGATGAACAGCACCTCGCAGACCTGTTTTCGGAGGGCTGTACGGAGGGCCTTGGACACGCTGTGAAGATTGACGTAGAACGTATCGAGCAGCGACCGGTCGAGCGTATGCGTCGCCGCGATGGATTGTCCGGTTTCTGTCGTGCGGTTGCGGTAGTCGATGAGCGTTTGATCCATGCACTCGTTGAACAGCGCCATGCAGTCTATCTTCACGTCGAATTTCATAATGCAGAGAGTATTTCCATTGCGCGTGCCTCGGCCGTTTTCGCTCCGTTTGCATCGTTGGCCACGCCTAATACCAATGCTCCGAGCATCCATGCCGTAGTCTCTGCGAGCCGTTCGGGGTAGGTGTCGTCGAGGCTCGTGTAAGCGATGTATTCACCTTCGGCGATGCGGTGCTGTGCCTCTGTTACGCTGAAATACCGGAGCCGTGTCCCACCGTGTGTAAGCAGTACGACGGGTTTTGCCGTACCGCCCCGCGTTACGGGGTGATACTGACGTCGGGCGGCGGGATGTTCTTCCGGAATCGCCGCCAGCACCGGACGCTGCCAGCCCTCCATACGCAAGCGTGCGAGTTTGAGAAAATCGTCCGGCAGGTCGATTTCGCCGCTTCCGTCGGTGTGCGGCCTCAACACGCACTCCGTAAGAGCAGCCCGATTCGGGATTACGTGCAACGGAGCAGCCAGCAACACCCGCCTGCCCGCTTCGTCGATGAACTCCTCCAACGGAAAGTGCGGCCCGTTGGCATCGTTATCGTCGGGGTAAACCTCGTCGATGCACCGCAGTGCCTTTGTGATGATGTATTTGCGCATTCCTACCATTGGATGAACAGTACGTTTCGTTTCGCCGCTTCGATTTTGATGTCGTCCTTCTTCATGCCTGCCGGAATGACGTAATCGAGATTGGCTTGCAGCCATGCCCGGGCGGATGCCACCGACGTTACGGTTTCCTCCCGAATCGCGTTGTCAGGGTCGGGCAGTAGCGCTTCCAAATCGACGGGTATGTCGTTCGGTGCCGAAGTGTCGGCCTCTGCGGTCGGTTCCTTTTCCCAGAAAGTAGTTCCGTAGGCATAATGTTTTTTGAGAGCTTCGATAACCTCCGGATCGGAGGTGGTATAGGTGCTTTGGCCGATACCGCCGAAGTAAACCTCCGGCTCGAAACGTATCGCTTCCAGCCGTCCGTCCCGAAGGCGGACGGATGTGCGGTATTTCTTGTTGTTGAGTACATAGAATGTAGCCATGTCGTAGGTCTGTTTAGGCAGCAGAGGTCGTACCTCTGCTATGGTGTGTTTATTTTACCGTGATAACCGCATGGGTGTCGGGGTTGAGAACTGCGAGCGTATGGCTTTCGTCGATTCGCACGTCCGTCGAGCGGGAAAGTCCGACCTTATCGCGTTCGAGTTCCGTCGCTTCCAGCGGTTTGCGCTCGGCACGATAGATATTCGCAGGATCGATCACGATTGCGGCCTTGCTGTATCCGTATTCGTTCAGCAGGTCGTGGGGCTTCATCAGCAGCTCTCCATCGGGCGTGGCGATACGGTGGAATGTGATACCGAACACGACCTCGGTATTACCGGCTTCGAGCTGTTTGACGACGGTAGAGGCCCCCGCGATCTGGCGGCCGAAGTCTTTGCCGTAGAACATGACGCGGCGTTCGCTGCCGTTGTTGCCGCAGAAGATGTCCGAGGCCCAGCCGTAGATAAGGTCGTTGGTGATCTTGCTCTCGGTCCCCATGTCGAGGCGTTTGTCGATCTTGCGGAGCATCCCGTCGCTCATGTATTTCACCTTTCGGGAGATGGGATCGACGATCTGCTGCTTCACTCCGAACAGCGCATCGGCCTCGTTGGTCATGCGGAAATCCAGAAGCGCCTGTTCCTTCATGTCGAGCAGCCCGAACTGTACGTCTTTCTCGGTGAGTTTCTGGTAGAGACCTTCCGATACGGTCGTCATGTGGATTTGGCAGTAGTTGCTGTCGCTGTACGGCATCTGGCTGGGGTCTTCGGACATACCCGCGTTTTCGTGCTTGGCGACGCCGAGACGATAGAGCGGCGTATCGGCCGGCAGCGCGGGCAGCGTTGCCGCGTTGAGCGGGAAAATCGTGATTTTGTCTTGGCTGATAGCGTCTGTGGCGACGATGTGGCAGATGAGCGGATTGAGCGAGATGCCGCCCGATGCGACGGGAGAGGCGACCTTCGTGTCGTTATCGACCTCGAAGGTCGGAAACAGCACGTTGCCGTCCACCGAGAAGATGTGCGCGTTCGTTACGGTGATTTGCTTCGCTCCGCTCGCTTCGCCGGAGACGGCGTAGGCCGTTTTGATCTTACTTTGCACACCGCGTCCGCGCACGCTGTAATACTGATATTCGACCGATTTACACGGGACGGTCTCGATTTCCCGCAGGATTGTATCCATCGGAAACAGCGACGGGTTGATCTTTGTGATCTTCTTGGAAATCGTCGGGCGGTTGATGTCCTGTTCCTCAGCCGTCCCGTCCTCTTTCGGCGGCTTGGTGGTCAGAACCGTGCCTCTCATCGTCTGCTCGGCGGTCGCCGCTGCGCTGCCGGCAGCCACGAGAACCCCGCCCAGATCGTCCGGCGCGAACCATGCGAGGAGTTCATGAAACAGATACGCACTTACAGCACATGCGCAGACGGCGAACAGGCCGTAGAGAAATTTGTTGTTTTTCATATTGTCGGTAATTGATTAGAATCTTCGTTTGTTGCGGCGGGTTATCACCTCGTCGATTATATCTTTGTCCGTTTCGGAGGCAGATGTTGCCTCAACGCCGCCGCCGTCTGCCGGCAGTCCGTCGGTCTTTTGCGCTCGTACACGGCGGGTCTCGATTTGTTCGTTGCGTCCTTCGACCTTACCTGTCTCGCGGGCCTCGGCGACAGCCGTATCGTACACCCATCCTTGATAGAGTTTCGTAAGGATTTCTTTGTTCACCTTGCCGTCGAGCAGGTTGGCGAGGATTTCGTTGTCCACCCATGCGACGAATCGCTGCTGTTCTTCTTCGCTCAATCCTTGTTCGGCGAAGAATGCATCGACATCCGTTTTGCTTCGGGCCATATTCTTTTCGCGGGTTTCGACACGGGCTTTCATGTCCGCGAGACGTTTGGTGCGTTCCTCGGCGGCTTGTTTGTAGGCTTCGTAGTCCGGCTCTCCCTCCGGCACGGCCAACTCCGATGAATCGAACTGCCGGGCGATAGCGACCTGTACGGGGATTCCGTTGGCCACATCTTCGATGATCTGCGCAAATTCGGGATAGGCTTGTACGACCTCCATAATTGTCTTGTTGGCCGCCTCGTGGCCTGCGATCTTTTTGTCGCTTTGTGTGAGGTAGTCGTAGAGTGCCTGTTCCAGTTCGTCGTCGTCGCCGAATTCCCGGTCAGGGAATTTGGCCGTCATGTATTCGCGCACACGCGAGACGTGCGGCGTTTGTTCCTGTTCTTGAACGGTGTTTTCTTCCTGCATTTTTACCGATTGATTTTGTGCGTGATATATTCTGCTGTAAAAGTATGTTGTTTGTTAATTTTCAAGAAGTTATAATTATCACTATTATTGCGATGAACGCAGAAAACATATCACTATGAGCAAAGGAAAACGGGTGCGGGACGAGGTTCCCGAAAAGATTTTGAAGAGACACAACGAAATACGCCGCCGTTACGAAGAGATGCTCGCACGTGAACGGGCCGAGAATCCCGAACGGCTGAAATATCTGTCCAAGACTTATTTCGTGGATATGATATGCAAAGACCCCGTGATCGGGTTAAGTCCGAATTATGTCCGGCGCATCATCAACGGACGCATCTGATGTCCGGGCAATACTGGCGCAGAATGAAATTCGGGTAAAGCGACTTTTCGCCCCGTACAATCCTCTCACCGGCGAAGGGTCGCCCATCGAACGTGTCCGGCTCTATTTCACACCGGACAGTTATGTACTTATCCCTGCTTATATGGCTGCGACACCGACCGTCGCCGCTATTATTGCTGCCGGCGGGGTCGGATGTTATGCCACCGCAGAAGGCATCGACCTCGGCACGATGTACGGAACCGTCCACCGGCTGCGTGCCGTGTACGATTTCGAGTTTTGGTGTATTTCGTGCGTCAAGATTTTCGATAAGACGTCGGGGCGCCTCGTGCCGTTCAAGCTGCGGCGGGCGCAGCTTAAATTAGTGCGTATCCTTCTTTGCGACCTGTTCACGGGAAAGCCCGTGCGCATCGTGCTGCTCAAAGCCCGGCAATGGGGCGGCAGTACGGTCGTGCAGATGTTCATGGCATGGATACAACTGTTCCACCGTTCGGGATGGAACAGCGTGATCGTGGCCGACGTGGAGGATCAGGCGCGGACGATCCGTGCGATGTATTCGCGCATGGCCCGGCGGCATCCGGTCGAAATATGTTCCGTTCAATTCTGTAATTTCGAAGGTTCGAGTAAAAATAAAATGCTCGTCGATCGGGATTGTGTCGTCTCGATCGGCTCCATGCAGAAGCCTGACAGCCTCCGTTCGGGTGATATGAAGATGGCTCATTTGTCAGAAGTCGGTTTGTGGAAAAAAACGAAGGAACGCAAACCGGAAGATGTGATACAGACGATTCTCGGCTCCGTGCCGCGCGAGCCGTTCACGGTCGTCGTGCTGGAATCGACGGCCAAAGGAATCGGCAACTTTTTCCACGATACATGGTGCGAGGCGGTGGACGGACGATCGGCCTATACGCCGTTATTCGTGGCATGGTACGAGATAGACATATATTATAAGCCGTTCGTCAGCGAGCGGCAAAAGACGGAGTTCGTGCACTCCATGACACGCGACGAGCTGGCGCGATTCCATGCCGGCGCAACGCTGGAAGGATTGAATTGGTACAGGGAGAAGCGACGCGAGTATTCGACCGATTGGCAGATGTGCAGCGAGTTTCCCTCAACAGCCGAAGAAGCGTTCCAGACCACCGGGCGCCCCGCGCACGATCCGCTCTACGTTCGGCAACTCCGGCCATATACCCGCGAGCCGCTCTATGTCGGCGAGCTGGTGGCCGATGCGACGTGTGGCCCCGAAGTGCTGCAAAACATTCGTTTCGTGCCCACGCCGACAGGTGATTTCTACGTATGGAAATTACCCGACACCTCACGCCGCATCGCCGATCGTTATGTGGTGGCACTCGACATCGGCGGCCGTAACCCCAATGCCGATTACAGCGTGATTTCGGTAATCGACCGCGCGGCGATGATCGACGGCGGTGTGGAGGAGTGTATCGCCACCTATCGTTTTCACCTCGACCAAGATTTGACGGTGTGGCGGGCCGTGCAGGTCGCCGAGTGGTTCTGTCATGCACTGCTGGCCGTCGAAGCGAACAGCCTCGACCCCAAAGGACAGGAGGGAGACCATACGCTGACGATTCTCGACACGATAAAAGAACACTATGATAATCTGTTCTCGCGGACAGACCCCGTACAGATCCGCGAGGGACGACCGAAGCGTTACGGGTTCCACACGAACGCTGCCAGTAAAACAGACCTTGTTACGCAGATGACCAAACGCCTGCGCGAAATCCTTTATATCGAACGCGACAAGCGGGCGTTGGATGAAATCGAGTGGTATGAGTTAAAGCCCGACGGTAGCTATGGGGCTGTCGAGGGTAAGCACGATGATATTTATATGAGCCGAGCGATTGCACTGAAAGTGTCGCAACTCATGGAACTACCGGTCGAACTGCGAACGAATACAACCTATTCGGACGTATCTGTCGTATTTACGGAAGCGACTATGTAGCTGTTTATATGTTAAAATATTAAAAGCGCGTATTTTGTCGTATTTGAGATATTTTTTGTCTTATTTGCAAAATTTAAACAGTACAAAATTTCGTAATTTTGACTCCGGAAGTTACGAAAAGAGTGTATTTTATTGGAAATGAGCGTATGTTAATCGCTCATGATAGTAATAGGTTACGATTTGGTTAGTTATCTGCTGCATTATTCTTCTGCGCGTTGCGTAACCTTCAAAGAACTCTTCGTATGCAAAAGTAACAATAAAACGGGAGATTTTGATATGAATCTCCCTGATTTTTTTCTATCTCACACAAGTTTTTCCGTAAAAGCGATTTTATCCGTCAGCACACCATCGCCCAAAAAGATTTTGAACGAACGTGTGCCGACTGCCGCATAAGCGGAGAAAAGGGCTTTGCCTCACGCCTAAACAATAGTTTAGACTGATGAGACAAGGCCCCTTTCTTTTGTGCTTATGCCAAAGAGGTGCTTTTACGGGGTTTTGACGATTTTTCTTTTTTCGTTGTCCTTTTGAGCCGGAAGCGGAAAGCCGTGTATGACCGCACATTCCATAAATGAAACAAGCCGTCACTCACGGCAGACAAACCGGGAAGAATGATTTTATCCATCCGACCAAACACGTTTGGCCAAACAGATAAAAACATACTTCCTTGCCGATGGTTTGCCCGGTTTCACGCTACCGGCTATGTTCTTTTCTGTTGGGGATGTCTTTTTCACGGATTTCTCTTTTGAAGTTTTCCTGTCTAATCTGCCTCTACTTCCGTTTACCTCCATTTTCGCGCCTTTCAGTGAGCCGCATCAGGCAGTCATTTTCGTGCTGGGTGCAAAGGTAACTCCGGGATTGTACGGGAAAGCAAGGTCAAGCCTCCTGTTTTCGGGAAAAATCTCCAGCCCTGCGGGTAGTATTTTCCCCGAAAAACCTTGCATTCCCTAATCCCTACCTTTTTAAGCACCCGAAACGAAAACGACCGATGCGACAGAAAGACGCATTAAAAAAAATGTCGGATAAACGAGAGGCAGATAAGATAGTTTGAAACTCAACTCCCTCAGCTCTTGAATCCGCATTAAAAACAAAAAATCAAAAACAGCAAAGATATGACAGCAACGGCAGACTTCAGACAAGTGGCGCAATACATAGGGCTTGCGATATGCGCCCTAATCATGCGCACCGCCCTTTGGGTGTTCGGCATCCTTTGGGGTATCGTCAGAGAGATAGTAAACGGAATGTTCCGAGTGGCGATAGGCATAATCGTGGCAATCTTTTCCACTATCGCCTTCTTCGGCTTCATCCTTTGGTTATTCACCCTTTAATCTTACCGATAGCGATATGAAAACGACAGACCATTTCAAGAGAACGATACAGATGTATTTGGAGCAACGTGCAGCGGAAGATGTGCTCTTTGCCAAGAACTACCGCAACCCTGCCAAAAACATAGACGATTGCGTGACCTACATTCTGAACTATGTGCAGAAAAGCGGTTGCAACGGCTTCACGGACGGGGAGATATACGGACAAGCCGTACACTACTATGACGAGAACGAGATAGAGGTGGGCAAGCCTATCCAGTGTCAGATAGCCGTGAACCATGTGGTGGAACTCACCGCAGAGGAAAAGGCGGAGGCACGGCAGAACGCTATCCGACAATACCAAGACGAGGAAGTCCGCAAGTTGCAGAACCGCAACAAGCCGAGAACCGCCACCAAAGCGACCACCCAAGAAGTACAACAACCCTCATTATTTGATTTAGGCTTATGAAACCGAGAACACGCATACAGCAGGAAGTCGCACATCTGAGCAAGCGACTACCGAGATTGACCGCCACGCAAAAGGCATACGCTTTCCTTCATTGCTTCAAGCATTACGCAATCAAGAGAGCGGACGGCACGAACATCTGCACTGAGTGCGGACATTCGTGGAAGAGCGACCACGACCTTGCGGACACCCTTTGCGGATGTACCTGCCCCCATTGCGGTATGCAGTTGGAAGCGTTGCGCACCCGAAAGAGCGTTCTCAGCGAGAATGAGTACTTCTCCATCGTCACCACCAGCAAGCAATACCAAGTGATACGCTTCTTCTTCGTCAAGTCCCGATACAAGGCAGGGCAAGCAGCCGAGTATTCCATTTATGAAGTGGTGCAGAGGTGGATTTCACCCGATGGAAAGACAACGACCGTTGCCCGACTGCGTGGTATGTCAATGTTGTATTACGACCAATGGTCTGAATACAGCGACATGGAGGTACGCAAGAACAACAGACTTCACGCATACGATATAGCACCTATGTGTACCTATCCCCGACAGCGTTTCATCCCCGAATTGAAACGCAACGGCTTCAACGGGGACTATCACAACACACTGCCGTATGAACTTTTCACGGCTATCCTTTCTGACAGCCGAGCCGAAACACTCTTGAAAGCAGGGCAATACGCCATGTTGCGCCACTATATCCGTAGTTCCTTTGATATGGGGCGATATTGGGCATCCGTCAAGATTTGCATCCGTAACGGCTACACCATTTCGGACGGCTCCGTATGGTGCGACACCATAGACCTCCTGCGTCATTTGGGTAAGGACACGAACAGCCCGAAATACGTCTGCCCTGCCGACCTCAAAGCGGAACACGACAAGTTGGTGAGAAAACGCAACCTGCAAAGGGAGCGTGAGCGGACGGAACAGCAACGGCAAAAGGCAATTGAGGACGAGAAGAACTATCTGAAAGCCAAAGGCATCTTCTTCGGACTTGTGTTCTCCGACAGCCTTATCTGCATCAAGGTCATAGAGAGCGTGGAGGAAATGGTGGAGGAAGGACGGATAATGCACCATTGTGTGGGCGGTTATCACAACAAGGCAAACTCCCTTATCCTATCCGCCACCATTGACGGCAAACGGATTGAAACGATAGAAGTGTCACTGAAAACGCTGAAAGTGGTACAGAGCAGAGGGGTATGCAATTCCAATACCGAGTACCACGACCGCATCATCCGGCTTGTGGAGGACAATACCGAACTTATCCGTCAGCGTATGAACGCAGCATAATATCAACCTATAATACAGAATAATATGGAAGTAAGATTTGAAAGCATGGTTTGCTTGTGGGACGATAAAATCCCCACGATATTCCTTGAGTTTATGAACCTCCTCACTTTTTGTCAGAGTGAGGAGCAGTTAAGGGCAAGTGTAAAGGACTTCGCCGAAAAGAACGAACTTGACAAGTATTTTCATTACGGCTTCGGCTCACACCATTTCTACCTGCACCAACGTTACACGAGTAACCCCGAAATGGTGATGCAAAACAGAGTGTTGTCAGTACATTTCTAACCTTCTAAAAACAACGATTATGAGTACACGAATGACCATCAACGGAGTAAGCACCTGCACAGAGGCAGGTACGGAGAAGTACGAGAAATTCCAAACGGGTATCGGCAGGCGCAAGCGGACACTTGTGCAGTACGACTACCGCCACACGGACGGAGAATTGTTCTCTTGTGTCAAACCCACGTTGGAGGAGTGCCGAGCCACACGGGACAAGTGGCTGACGGCAAAGGAAGGAAAGGAGGGCAAGCAATGAACGCAGCAGGCTACCAAACGCTGATAGTAAAGTTCAGCAAACCTATCGCGGAATTGGACGGCATCTTTGACGATGCCGAAGCGTGGGGAGTGGATACGCTTAAAGGATGGGTAGAGGACTATGAGAGCAGTCGGTTTACCGCCATTGACAGCCATACGGCAGTCATAACGAGCGAGTACAATATGGAGTGTGTGAAAACATGGTTGGAACGGAACACACCAATAGCCGAGAAAACAGAATATTGAGCGTTTAGGCGGTGTCCGCACCGCCTAAACATAACACCCAAAGAAGAATGAATATGATAGCAAAGACAATTTTGGAACAGATAGGTGGCAGACGCTTTGCCGCCATGACGGGAAGCAAAGACTTCATAGACATGGGCAACGGCTTACGCATGAGCCTTGCGAGGAACAAGACGAGTGCCAACCGTCTTGACATCATCTATGATGCAGGGGCAGACCTCTACAATATGCGTTTCTACCGCAGGACGTTCAGCAAAAAGACATTCGAGTGTAAGACGAAGGACATTGAATCGCACGAGGGGATATATTGCGATATGCTGGAGGAAATGTTCACGATGGTGACGGGGCTTTACACCCGTTTTTGAGCGAGGGGCGGCGAAAGCCGCCTACTTTCTTTCAGTGAGCATGATGGCGGACAAAGAAAGTAGCAAAGAAACCTTTGTCCCAATCTTCGATAGTATTCACAAAAACAATTTTTTATCATGGAAGCAATCAGACAGAACGGAGAAATCATCTTGTATAGTGATGACGGAATAGGCATGAAAATGATTTTCAGAAACCTCACGAGCAGTAATTTTCAAGGTCAGGAATATGTGGAGTATATCCAGCATATCGCAATCGGTGACATGGGATTTTCACCCGGTATTATAGAATATTGCAGAAATGGCGTTGGCAAAGAATAA